GGGATGCAAACAGCGACCGATGAACTCTGCGAGCAAGGGTGCGAACGGGACGAAACGTCCGTTCGTCCCTTGGTGCAGTCGTGGCCGAAAGCGATAGCGTTGCTCTTGCTCGGCTTCGTGCTGCTCGGCTGCTCGCCGTCGCACGTCAACGAAAAGTGCAATGAACACTGCAACTACACTCAAGAAAGGACTTTCTGAATGGTACCAGCATGGGTTCCAGCCGCCATTTCAGCCGGGGCTTCGCTCCTCGGCATGGGTCAGCAAAGCCGCGAAAACGATCAGGCGGAAGCATTTTCAACCTCCGCCGCGACCACCGCGCACCAGCGCAATGTGAAAAATTACAAGCGGTCCCGAAAGGACTTCTTGAAAGATGACAAGCGGAACCGGAAACGGTATCTGCGCGATATCCGCAAAGGGCCGGAACGCCAGCGCGCAGCCGCTGAACGGGCGGGGTTTAACCCGCTTTCCGTCGCGGGCGTCGGCCCCCAAAATAATCAAGCCTCCGCTTTGACGGCAGGCGCTACTCAATCGGCGGGCGGCTACGCTCCGCTCTCGTCGGCAAATATGCTGACGGATACGATTGAATCCATCGGGTCGATCTTCACCGGCGAAGCCGCGCGCGAACAGTCGGTGCTCCAGCTGGAAGAGGATCTGGCGAAGCTGGAACTCGAAAAGCTGGCGGCGCTGCAAGTCGTCCCGAAAATGGCCGAAACGGCCAATCCAACGGTAATCCCCAAGCCTATCAAAATTCCCAAAATGACCGATGGGCTGACCCCGGAGCAAATCCGGCAAGGGATTACCATCAACCCCCGAACCGGCCAAATGAACAAGCCCACGCAATGGTGGAACCCCACCGGGGAAAACGAAGTGATACCTGCGATGACCACCACCGGCGGTACCACTGTGGACAACAAGTTGACCGGCGGGCCGATTTCGTTCCCCGGCAATGACGAACCTTGGGGCGTCGATGAACTCGCAACAGCGGTCGTCGTCGGCGGTCCGCAGGTCGTCTACAACTACGGCGGCAAAGCGCGGGACACTCTCGGCAACTGGCGATGGAACCAGATTGACAAGCGGATGCACGAAGGCATCGCGACCGATCTGGCTTACCCGTCGCTAAACGCAGCCGACTCCGCTCGGGCGGCGCGCGCCGAAACCCTTCGTCGCGGCAAACCGCCGGGAACGCTGGACTTCTGAAACGAACGATCAGCCTGGACGATCTTTGATCGTCCAAGCGGGTAAAAACTCCAACTGGAAAGGGCCAAAAATGGCACGTCAATCTACCACCCCGGTTAGCTTCAACCGGACTTCCCGAGGGGACAAAACTGTCACGATGTCCAGCGGCTACGCTGGCGTCGTCAAACCTCTCGGCTATGTTCCGGTCCTTCGCGGCGAATCCGCCGCGGGCCGCGTGACGTTCGATGTCGAACTGGCAGAAATGCCGAAACCGCTGCTCAACGGCGTCATCGCCAATGTGCAAGCGTGGTTCGTCCCCAAGGATTGCCACCCGCAATTCTCGTCCCACAATGAGTTCATGAACTCCTACCAAGGGACAAAGATCAAGGCGCTCGGGCAAGCGGAACGCGATGCCCCGGCCTTCTACAACCATGTCGTCGCAGCCGGAACGGGTGAATACACCGAACTGGATCAGTCGGATTTCTTCCGCGACATGGGCATTCACCTGCCGCCCACCGGTGCCAGCGTCCAAACCGACTTGGTTGACGCCTTCAACCTGATTTATAACTTCCGGCTGGCGGCTCACTCGTCGAAACTGGCGCTTCGGCAATTTGCGAGTGAAGACCTCACAACGGCTCTGACCTACCCACCGGCGTTCTGGCCGTCGTCCCATTTTTCCAATATGGTGCCCGACTACGAAAAGGCACTTATTCTCGGGCAACTCGATCTCGACGTTTATGCGGGGCAACTCCCGCTTTCCGGCCTTGGCCGGTCTTCAAACGACACGGATGGCTCGTCGATCTCGGACCCGTACACCGGCGATACGATCGACAACACGGTCGCCAGTTGGAAAAAACTGGTCACGTCCAATGACGCCGATCCCAAAGGCGTCTGGGCTGAAATGGCTGGCAACTCAGTGACGGTCACGCTGTCGGACATTGACAAAGCGCGGCAAACCCAAGCCTTCGCCAAACTGCGCACCGCCTATGCGGGCGCAAACCACACCGAATACATGAGCGATGACGCGATTGTGGCCGAACTCATGCAGGGCCTTTCGGTGGATGGCGAAGAATTTCGGCGCCCGTGGCTGCTGGACTCCCGCCGGGTACCGGTCGGGTTCGCTGAACGCCATGCGTCTGATGCGGCCAATCTGGACGTGTCGGTATCGCAGGGCGTGGCGTCTGCTACCCTTTCGATGAACCTCCCGGTGCAAAACACCGGTGGCGTCATCATCTACACCTTGGAACTTCTGCCCGAACGGATTTCGGAACGCGAATCCGATGAGTGGCTCCACAAGGTGACCCCTTTCGATCTGCCTGACGCGCTTCGCGACATTCAGCGGGTCGAACCTGTCGATATGGTGCTTTCGCGCCGCATCGATGCGCGCCACACAACGCCAGACGCCCTTTACGGTTATGAACCGATGAATGACGTTTGGAACCGGGTGCGCACCCGCCTTGGCGGGCAATTCTACCAAGAGGACCCCTCGAATCCCTTCAAGGAAAGTCGGTCGGCTCTCTGGATGACATCCATTGTCGATCCGACGTTCTCCGACGATCACTATCTTGCGCCGGTGCCCTTCCCCCATGACGTGTTCTCCGACACTCTGGCCCCGGCTTACGAATGTGTCGTTCGTCACGATCTGACTCTGGTCGGTCTGACGCAATTCGGTGACGTTCTCGCGGAGGACAACAACGAATACACCGACACTTCGACCGATGGTGGTCAACCGGACCCCAACGCTCCCGTCGCTCCCTGAAACCAACGATCAGCCTGGACGATCTTTGATCGTCCAAGCGGGTCCAAAAAAGGAACCCTCGAATGAAGTTCGATGTACTCTCTCAGCGGGAAATACCCGCAAACGAACATTTCTTGGTCGAAACTGACCGAATCCGGCTTCGGACCTCGCAGCCTTGCAACCTCTACATTGAGGTTTACGGCTGTGAGGCACTGGCCGAATCCGGCCAGTCTTTCGACGTTACTGTAACGGCACCCGTTCACATTCGGGTCGAAGGCCCGAAAAACACGCGCGCATTTCTCGAGATGCCGCGCAGCCGGTCCTATACCGGCAAAACGGAATCCTTCACCGATGCAAACGGTATGCCTCTGGAAACCGGCTCTCTGCTGGCGGTGAAAGAAGCGGTGCGTAAGTTCCAACTGGAGCAGCGCAATATCCAAAACGATCTGCGCCGCCAGCTGGCGGCTAAACGTCTTACGGAAAAACCCGATCCCGAACCGGTGATCGAACAACCCGAGACGGCAGAAAAGGAAACCGAGGCCACAGGCACCTCGGAATAGGGGCGTCCCACCCCTAAGCGCCCCCGAACCCTCAGTCGGGGGCGCTAACTCCCAACGGTTAGCCTGGACGATCTTTGATCGTCCAAGCGGATCACATCACACTCCGTTGAATGGAAACCCTATGCGCCCGCAACCTACAAAGGCTTGGCAGGATTACTGCTCAGGCCGCATATCCACACGCCCCCAACTTTCCGCCGCTTACGCTCGCCAACGTCTCGATGGCGACGGAATGGCGGTCGACCCGTTTGAGCGCTTCCTATCAGAAGCCGAAAACGATACATCAATCAATCTGACGGTTCTCCGTCCATTGGTCCGTCCCTCGGACCTGTACACCGCCGCCGACATTACCTTCATGACGGCGGCAGATTGGCAGTCCACCCCGCCCGATTTCGGGCGCTTCATTGCTCGCGGCGTTCGCCGCCTTCGCCGCAAAGCGGGTATCCCGCTATACGTGGCGAAGTTCGTTCACTCTCGAATGAGCCTCGACTGCTACATAAACCATACGTCCTTCGGTACGGGGTTCACCTCCTCCGAACGGACAACCCTAAACCTGCTCCTTGCCAATACCTCGGATAAACCCCGAGACTGCCACCCGACCATGTTCGGCTGGCGGTTGGCTCGGGAAACTCCCGAACCTCAAACCTCCCACCGGCTGCACATCACTCCAACTCGGTTCCTAAACATCAACAGATAGCCCGAATCCCTTCGTTCGCACCCGCGCGCGCTGTCAAATGGAACCAAACAACAGATGTCCAGCCCTTCTTTCTTTCTTTCAAGTCATTGAACAGGAAGATTACAGGTTTGAAACCTATTGAGCAGTCTGCACGTCAACAGACGTGCAAACGGATTGTGTCCACAATCCGAAGACACTCAAGCAAGTGCAGACTCAGCTTGTCTGAGCAAACTTGCGTTCTTATCGGCCTCGTCCAGGGGAACGTTCTTCACGTTCCCCTAGACGATCTTAGGCCGTCTCTTAACCGGAAAAGGGCAGTGCGAAGCCTGACCCCGGTTGCCCCCCATACAGAGGCAATGCGCCCCAAACTTGTTTGGGGTCTTTGCCTCGGGGGGCCGTTCAACCGCGCTTGCGCGGTTGAACACTCCCAACGGTTAGCCTGGACGATCTTTGATCGTCCAAGCGGATCACATCAAACCCCGTTGACACGCGCGATTATCTCGGATAATCGCGCCCGCACACATACCCTAGATATGATACTTCTTCTTGTGGGCGAATTGACAAAGGAAAACCCATGTGCGTTTCCCCTGCCACCATGCTTCTGCAATCAGGCGCCCGGCTTACTGTGCCGTGTCGCCGCTGCTGGCAATGTTTCTCGAACCGGAAAAATAACTACGTTGGCCGTATGCTCTGCGAGCAAGCCACTTCCGAATGGACGGCTGCAATCACGCTGACCTATGCGCCAACGGATTCCGGCGCTGATAAGGTTCTCAACCCCCGACATTTTCAATTCTTCATGCGCCGACTCCGTGAGAAATTCGCCCACACTCAACTCAGGTATTTCGTCGCCGGTGAATACGGCGAACTTCGTGGTCGGGCACATTTTCATGTCGTCCTTTACGGCGTAGGCCCCAAACCCGAAATTCCTCAAAACCAGATGTTTCACTGGAAGTTTTGGCCGCACGGGCACTGCCACGCGGATAACTTCACCAACGTCAAAGCGATGAAATACGTCGCGAAGTACGTCGTCAAAGGGACATCTGCACAGAAGCGGACCGACTCCAACAAAATGGAATGGTCCAGCTTCTCAAAAAAGCCAGCCCTTGGCGCGTCTTTCTTCGCCCAACTGGCGGAAAGGCAAAGCGTCTTAGGCGTTCTGCCGCGAGACTGGCTCTACTTGGCCCCCGGCCAAACTCAAAAACAACGCTTCCAGATCACTGGCGCTACCCGGCGCGATTTTATTCGCGCGATGCTGATTTATGAAAACAACGATCAGCCAGGGGCGGCATCTTCGCCGCCCCTAGCGGGTCCAATGCGCCACCGCAAACCGACCGAACTCATGACAGAAGCCTTCTGGCGTTACGGCATAGCGGAAATGAAAGCCGTTGCTAAAACACTTCCCTTGGACGAAATGTGCCGGGTCATGGCTAAACGCGAAGCGGAAAAAGCCTTGACTATTCGCGAAGTCGAGAAGATCGTAAGAGCCACAAACCCCGACGCCAACGTCTGGGCAGATTTCAACAACGAGCTGCGCCTGCGAGGCGTCACGCTCGACCAGTGGGAAAAATACGGATGGGCAACCGACGGGAACGAGAGCGACGTAAAGATCGACGTCAACAACGCGACGTTCCAAAGGTCAGCCCACCCGTAAAAACCAAAACCTCCGCCCCGACGGTCACAAAGCCGGTACGGCACAAGCGGCCAAAGCTGCTCGCCAAGCGAGCGGCCAGCCGCAAAAAACTGCCGGAACAAGAAAAGTCCCAACCGGGGACGGCTTCCCGGCGGCAAGTGGCCGAAAGGGCGAAACTGGCACCTCCGCCCAAGTTCGCGAATGACAAACAGCGAACCGACCTAGAGCCTGCGAAGGTCCAACGGCGGGCGGATGCCCAAAAACGCGAACGGAACCTTCGCGTTGATCTTCACATTGAAAAGGAAACGGGATGCAAACAGCGACCGATGAACTCTGCGAGCAAGGGTGCGAACGGGACGAAACGTCCGTTCGTCCCTTGGTGCAGTCGTGGCCGAAAGCGATAGCG